GCAACACAGATGGCTCGATAACGTCATCGGTGAGTGCGAATACAGAGTCTGGGTTTAGTATTGTGACATTCACTCAAACTTCACCTCCTGTAACTATTGGACACGCGTTAGGTCAAATTCCAGATGTAATTATTGTTAAGGGACGAGATTCCACTTCAAACTGGGAAACGTATCACTCTGGTTTAGGATCAAACACAAGCAAGGTGTTCTTAAACTTAACGAATGCGGCCAATACATCTTCAACAATCTGGAACAGCACAACACCAACATCTTCTGTGTTTTCTTGGAATGGTGACATCTCATACAATAATGAAGATTTTGTGGCCTACTGCTTCCACAGCGTTGAAGGCTTCAGCAAGTGTTCTAGCTATGTTGGAAATGGCTCAAGCGACGGTGTGTTCGTCTATACCGGCTTTAGGCCGTCATTCGTGATGGTAAAAGCCACAGACGTAAGTGCGGGATGGGAGATGTGGGATACTACTAGAGACACATATAACGTAGTTGACCACAGATTAAATGCAAATAGCAGTGCCGCAGAATCTACTGCGTATGCTCCAGTAGACATTTTGTCAAACGGGTTCAAATTGCGTGATTCAATTAATAATTGGAATGGTTCGGGTAACACATACATCTACATGGCATTTGCCGAAAACCCATTCAAATATTCAAATGCGAGGTAACAACTAATGTGGACTTATCTAGGTAAAGTCATCAGGGTCGGCAGAGGTTGGACTGATGCCGAAGGTGTTAAACATCCTGCAACGTGGAATCGTTGGACAGACGCAGAAAAAACTGCACACGGTCTAGTCTGGGACGCATCGTTACAGCCTGTTGCTTTCGACAATCGTTTCTACTGGTCAGCAGGAGTCGAGAAGGCACTGGATGATGTCAATGCAGTCGATGAAGACGGCAATGCAATCCTCGATGCAGATGGCAATCAGGTAGTTACCCGTGGCCTGAAGTACAATGCAATCCAAGTAGTTAAGGCTCAGGCGGCAGGTAAGTTAGCTCCAACAGATTGGCACGTTGTCAAAGCGGCAGAGGTGTCTGGCTACACAGTGCCATCAGCAATCACAACCTATCGTGCGGCAGTGCGTACAGCATCAAACACGATTGAGACAGCGATCACTAATGCGGCTGACCATGCGGCTTTCATGGCTCTGTATGATGTACCAGTGGATGCGAATGGTGATCCAACAGGGAATGCACCTATCAACGATTGGCCGGAGGAGATATAAATGGATAATCGCACTGTCGCTTCAGCGCATCTGGCAGTACAGAAAACTCAAGCAAATCTAACTACTCATGAGGCAGTCTGCGCGGAACGATGGGCAGAAATGCTACATCGAGTCAAACGTATCGAAATGATTATGCTATCAACCGCCGGAGCATCCCTGCTCCTGCTGATATCGCTTGTTGTGAAGTCGTGATTTTTGAAGCCATCGCAGTAGTCCAGACCGCAAACACCGCCATTGGTGCGGTGAAGGAGCTATTGAAGAATGGTAAAGATATTACAGATTGTGCCGCCCAACTTGGTCAATATTTTGATGCCAAAGCCGAAATACAAAGAAAGTCAGGGAGCAAGCAATCCACTGGCTCTGATCTTGAGAACTTCCTTCACCTCGAAAAGCTAAGACAACAAGAAGAAGAGCTAAAAAATATGCTCATATACCAAGGACGAGCAAATCTGTACCAAGATTTTTTAAGGTTCCAAGCGGAGGCCAAGCGCAACCGTGATGAGGCGTTTGAGGCGAAAGCAAAAGCCAAGATTGCGAAGCAGAAAAGAAACGCTGACATCGTTAAGTCTTTGGTCATTGTATTTGTATCTTTGTTGGGATTGGTTGCGCTCAGTGGGTTTATATATTGGCTCTCTACTATGAGGCCAGCATGACCCAGAAGAAATTACAAAAAGAATCGATTTATGCTGAGTATGACAAAGACGGTGATGGTGTTATCAGTGACGAGGAGATGTCGCGAGTTACATCCATCAAAGAAACTGAGACAGCGTTACGAAAAAACTTAGCACAATTGCGTATGGCAAGATTTACCTTGATTGCTATGGGGGCATTTACATTCGCCATGTTTTTTGTGCCAATCGAGCGAGTGCAAGCCCTTTCGGATATTAGCAATCTTTTTTACATATCCGGCGCGGGTATTGTTGGCGCATACATGGGGACAACGGCTTGGCTAAATAAAAAATGATCTATGTGTTTGCTTTAATTATCATGACGGCTGAAGGCACTGTGATACCTGACAAGAAGGCATATTTCTATTCAGTTAATCGGTGCAACTATTTCGCAGATCGAGTGAGCCGTACACGATACAACTATTGGACAAAACGTAAAGTACAGGCGTATTGCATACCGGAGTGGGTCAATCCAAAGAACACTAAAATACTGAGGTGATTATGATTCTAGGTGCGTTAGGAAAGATATTAGGCAGTGAGACAGTCATCAAGAAAGGCATGGATTTAATTGATGACATGCACACATCAGAAACTGAATCCATAGAAGCAAAGACACAAGCCAAGGTAGCTTTGATGAACTCGTATGCTCCATTCAAGGTAGCCCAGCGATATCTTGCCTTAATGTTTGGTCTGACCTATGTCTCTTGTTTCATCATCGTCTTAGCAATGACCTTGACGGGAAAAGGCGATCCGTCCGCTGTTTCTCAAGTCATGGAGCAGTTCCAAATTAATTACGCTATGTTGCTAATCCTGGGATTTTATTTTGGCGGAGGCTTGGCAGAGTCCGTTGGTTCTGCGAGGAAGAAAAAAGATGTTTGAACTTAGTCAACGGTCGTTAGATCGGCTACAAGGTGTAGATGAACGTCTTGTGAAGATCGTATCAAGAGCAATCGAAATCACTGATACAGATTTTGGTGTCATTCAAGGTCTACGGACAGAAGAAGAGCAGAAAGCGTTGGTGGAGAAAGGCGCAAGTAAGACCATGAAGTCAAAACACCTAGAGGGTCGTGCAGTCGATCTGATGGCCTACATTAACGGTCGAGGATCATGGGAACTTAACGTCTACGACAACATTGCAGAAGCTATGCAACAAGCCGCGACAGAGGAAGGCGTGGACATCCGATGGGGAGCCGCATGGCACATCTATGACCTAAGAGGCTGGACGGGAAGCATGGAAGCCGCGATGAACGACTACATCGACACCAGACGGGGAGAAGGACGGAGGCCATTCATCGATGCCCCACATTTTGAATTAATGACATAAATAATCATAAAACGCTTTTTTTATCCACTCAAATGATGTTTAATACTCTTGTTATGTAACAGGAGAAATAAACATGACTAGCGAAAACACAAATCATATCTGGGAAACTCTAGAAAAAGTCAATGTCAATGAGCATACGGAACAAGTAGGAAAATTTACCTACTTGTCTTGGACTTGGGCGTGGGCGACTTTAATGGAGCATTATCCTCAAGCAAAATATGTGGTGCATGATGATGTTGTATTTCCAGATGGGTCGAGAGAAGTTCGCGTCTCTATTTGTATAAAAATAAAAGGCGAAACAGTCGAGCGCATGATGTGGTTGCCTGTCACCAATTACAGCAACAAAGCAATCATCAATCCAAATTCATTTGAAATAAACACCGCTAGGATGCGCTGTCTCACTAAGTGCATGGCGATGTTTGGTTTAGGCCACTACATATATGCGGGTGAAAATATACCAATGTCAGAAAAAGAGGCATTAGAGCAACCGCTGACTGATGAGCAAAGGAAGGAAATTGATGATCTGTTAGAAGAAACAAACGCTGATGTCGATGCGTTTCTCAAGCACTATGAAATTGAAAGTGTGCAAGAGATGTCGCAAGCCGTTTACGATCAAGCGTTAAAAATGTTGCAAACAAAACAACAAAAGCAAAATAGCAAGCCTCAAGCACCATCGGAAGATGTCGTGGACGCTATCACTCATGGCGATGAGCCTGACATCTACGAAGAAGAGGCGAAAAAATCATGAACTGTCAAAGTTGTAAGAAGAAGGTCGCGGTCGTCAAGTATGAGACAAAAGATGTGTGTGCGGATTGTTGGTTGTTTTTCATGCGTCCAATAGCAGGGAAGAGAAAGGGGAGAAGAAATGCGCGTTATTCGGCATGAGCAAAGAAGTCCTGAGTGGCATCAAGCGCGGCTTGGCTGTCCCACTGCTTCCAATTTTGGCAAGTTGATCAGTCCTACAGGTACAAAAAGTAGTCAGGCCAAGTCGTACATCAATGAGTTGATTGCACAAAAACTTACGGGTGAAAGCCCGGAGATCACGGTCACCGAGTGGATGGAGCGTGGAACTGAGCTTGAGGCAAAAGCTCGATCTCTCTATCAATTGATGACCGATTGCACTATTGCCGAGGTCGGTTTGTGCAAGCACGACTCTTTGGAGTGCGGAGCATCACCAGATGGATTGATCAGTGACGATGGTGGACTAGAGATCAAAGTCTTCAAGCCAGCCAACCATGTCGCTGTCTTACGGTCGCAAGAAATGCCGACTACACACATTCCACAAGTTCAAGGATGTATGTGGATCACAGATCGAGAGTGGTGGGATTTTGTGTCTTATCACGAAACGATGCCGATATTTGTCACTCGCATCAGACGAGACGATGAATATATTGAGAAGCTCGCGGCTGAAGTTGAGAAGGCTTGCGAGGAAATTATGAAAGAAACACAACGATTGGAGAATATGAAATGAACAAGAAAGAACGATTTGACCACATAGATATGACGGGAAGTTTATTTAAGAACAAATATAAAACCCAAGAAAATCAACCTGATTACAGCGGCACTGCCAAGGTGAACGGTCAAGATGTTGATTGTGCGGCATGGCTGAAAAAGACCCGAACGGGAGAAACTTATTTCAGTTTCAAATATACGAATTATCAAGAGCAAAAGCCGGAGCCAGAGAAAAAACCTTTGACTCCGCCAAGTCAGGGCGATCCGATTGATTTGGATGACAAAATACCGTTCTAAAAAAATGCCGCTAGAGGGAATCGTTCTGGCGGCAATCATAGGGAGTCAAATGACATTTAATTCTAGCATGAGGTAAAAAGAATGAAACACAACATTGGAAAAAGTTTGCGGATTGCTCAAGAACTTAATGAGGTCAGTAGCCGTCAGTTAGCGAAAGATTTGGCTGTGTCACCGCAACAGGTACATCGCTGGAGAAATATGAGCGACATGAAAATTAGTAAAATCCAAACTCTTTGTGATTACTTTGACATAAATGTCTGTAAATTTTTGGAGCTAGGATCGTGATCCACGAGCAAGAGGTCGAGGCGGCAGTCGATTGGTTAAGAGACACAGCCAATGAAGCCGCCCAGAAACGGGCAGAGCGTTTATATCTGGATGAATATCGGAAGGTCTTACGCGCTCAATTGATGAAACAGCACATGGATTTACCTGTCTCAGCGCAAGAGCGAGAGGCTCTGGCCGATCCGAAATATGCGGAACATCTGCAAGCATTGAAGATAGCCATTGACGAGGATGAGCGAATGCGGTTCTTGCGGGTGGCGGCAGAAGCCAAAATTGAGGCTTGGCGATCAATGAATGCGAACCATCGAGCGATCAAAGTGTGAAGTCTAAAACCCGTCGATGCGCTCATTGTAAAACCAAGTGCGATAGCGATGCGACGATCCAAAGTCAATTACGCTCCTTTTGCTCTTACGAGTGCCTCAAATCGTTTTCTGACGCAAAGACACAGAAAGATTGTAAAAAAGCCGTCAAAGAGCTTAGGATGCGTCACAAGACACGTTCTGATCATATCAGAGAGGCTCAGACAGCATTCAATGCTTATATCCGGTTTAGAGATAAAAACAAACCATGCATTTCATGCGGTCGATGGACAGGCGAAAGATCGTATGGAGGGAACTGGGACTGTTCCCATTATCGATCAGTCGGATCAGCACCACATTTAAGATTTCATCAATGGAATGCGCACAAGTCTTGTGTCAAATGTAATCGCTGGTTATCAGGAAATATTAATGACTATCGAGTCGCTTTGATTTGGAGAATCGGCCAACCGAAGGTGGATTTCATCGAGTCATGCCAAGAATGGACAGAGATCACAGCCGAATATGCTCAACGAATCAAGCGAATATTCCGAAAGAAGAAACGCATAAAAGAGAAGATAATCAACAAAAGATGAAAATAAATAATCGAAAGTGTTGA